AGCTCCAAGCTATGATGCTATTCCTACTGATGTATTGATTGCTATGGAAGAGAGTATTGCACAGCAAGAAACACAAGCACTAAATCAAAAAGTACAGCGACTGAATATAAAACATAAATCAATTATGCATCCTCTAGAATTAAAAAAAATTACAGGCGATCTTGACCAACAAACTATTGATAAAGCAGCGTCTGAGATTGATCTTAAACTTAAACAAAAAGATTTAAAAAATGCAGATGAAATAGCTGATTTAGTTTTAAGAGAACAAAAAGCTAACACATCATTTGCAGAGAATAGGTTAGAGGATGTAGATATAGACCAAGAAATAAATAATGCAGGTGCATCTTATGCATTTATTAAAAATAAATTAATTGGAGAAACTGATCCAACAATAATAAGTAGATTAACTACACAACTAGAAGAAGCAGATGGCTTGTACCAAAGTTTTACTGCCCTTAGAGTGGCTAAAAATCTTGCAACACAAGACCCAGTAACAGGTTTAAGAAACATACTTTTACTACAAAATGAAATAGAAACACGTTTAAAAGTTCGCTATGGTTTTGGGCAAGAGGATATAGTAACAGGAGGAGCAGAGCTACAAAAAGGCATTACAATGGGTGGCACTACAACTAGTACAAAATTTTTTACTAGAAATGAAAGTGGAGTAGAGAAAAAAATATATGAAGGCACTCCTGAGTTTACAAAAATTCAACAGAAAATACAAAATGATGCAATGAGTTTTCTAATAAAGTCTTATGGAAACATAGCTAGTGATGGCACATACACACCAAAAATACCTAATCAAGCATACGATGATTATTTTAATATTACTAGAAATTATATTCCTAATATAAATGAATTAGATGCTATGGAAATTTCATCCATGAGTGAAACAGAAACATCAGAAATTAATCAAGAACATTTTAATCTTATTATAAAAGCAATTGAAGGTGGAGACAGTAAAGATATTATAGTTGATTCAATAACAACAGACTTTGGAGTATCCTCTCGTGCAGAAGCAAATAAGTATTATAGTTTAGCACTTGACTCATTTAGAAAAACAAAACAAGCAGAAGATATTACTACACCAAAAGTAGAAACTGTTCCTGATGAAATTTTTATATATCCTAAGGGTGGAAAAAATGTTTATGAACTAGATAAGCCACAAAATTTAAGTGCAACTTCATCTGTTCTTACAAAGATTACACCACAAACTTTGGATTCAGAAACTATTAACAGTTTTCTAGCTGCCAATGCATACTCTATTGATAGAAGGTTTTTTAGTATGATTGATAAAGGTCTTGATCCAAACAAATATTCACTAGAAGACTTTACATTATTTAATACTGATATTAATTCATTTAAACAAAAATACCCTGATGAAATTTTTGCTGAAGTAGGAAGAGCACAAGACTATGGTCAGTTACAAAGACCATCATTTATTAATGTGCCTGAAGAAGAAAAACAAAAAATGCGATTTAAATTATTAAAACAGTTCCTATCATTAAATAGAACCGACAGACAATTAAGAATGACTAATAATTTATTAACAGCAAAAGACACAGGGTTTGAAAACTAATGAGTATATTTGATAAGTATAGAAACAATGCTCAACAAACAGTAAGCACAGGTTCTGTATTTGATAAGTATAGAACAGGTTCTAAAACATCTACTCTTCCTGTTGTTAAATCTATTTATGAAGACACAACTCCTAATGCATTTTCAATAGAAGACTTTGCTAACGACACAGATAAAATGGAAACATTAAGAGAGTATCTGCCTAAAAGATTAGGTGAAAATGGTTTGCAACAATCAAATGAAAGTGATGAAGATTATGTAAAAAGATTTATTACTCATGCTAGAAGATTTGAAACAAACAGCATATCTATAGCAGGGCAAATTGATTATTTAAGAAAAGCAAAAGAAGATGATAGAAGAAAGTTTGGTAAGTTGTATAACTATTATGAACAACTGCCAAGTGCAGGACAAGAAGGTGGTGACACTGTAGGAAGAGCAACCAAAGATTATTTAAAAGCAGCAATACTTGATCCTATAAACTTGCTAGGTGTTGGCATAGTAGGAAGAGCAGGTTTAAAATTTGGTACTGCACTTGTAGGTAAGAATGCTGTGCGTGAAGGAATAAAATTAATGCTTCCAAAAACACAGGCATCAAAACAGTTACTAACAGGTGGAGTTACAGGTGGAGCTTTTGGTGCTGGTTATAATGTTGCTAGTCAAGACATAAGAAGAAAAGCGTATATGGATGATAAAACACCTGAGTCAAATATAGAATTAATGGATGTTGCTTTTGATTCTATAATAGGTGCAGGTGTAGGTACAGCAGTAGCAGGTGCTTTACCTATTATAGGTGCAGGTATACAAAAAGCAGATGAAGGTACTAGAAAATTGTTTGGGTTTAAAAAATCTGAGTTAGATTTTCTAAAGAAAATAGATGATGAAGATGTAGTAGCTACTGATCCTGTTGAAGGTCCTGCAATAACACAAGATCAACTTGATGAAGCACAAGAAAGAATTAATAATGCAAGACAAAGATTAAATCCTGAACAGGCAAAAGAAAAACTTGATGAACAAATTATAACTAAACAAGAGATACTTAGACAACCACCAATTGTAGATGCTAAAGTAATGGTTGAACTATCAAGAAAAGTTTCTAAGATTGTAGAAAATATAACTGAGGAAGAAAAAGCAGCAGGAAAATCAATAACACTTATATCAGATGCCAACAAAGATAAAAAAATTAGTGATGCAGTAACTGATATTGTAAATAATATAGACAGCATAGATGAAGACGTACTACAAGCCGCCTTGTCAAGAGAAAATATAACAGAAAACCAATTCTTAGATTTTATGTCTACAGTAGATGACTTTGCTTCAATGGAAAACTATACAATGAGTGAAGCAGGTAGAACATTACAATCAAAAAGTAATCTTGGAAAATTGCGTAAGAAACTATTGTCTATTAGCCCTGAATTAAAAGATAAATTAAATAAATTATATGGAGAGACAGACGAAGTAACAAGTGCTACAGGACATGGGTATAATTTACTAAAAAGAATAGACAGGGAAAGAAGAGCATTGATGGTAACACAACTTGCCACTACTGCAAGAAACGTAGCTACAGGTTTAACTGTTGTGTCATTTGAAACAATGGCAAACACAATGGAAGCTACTTTATATCACATGGGTAAAGCATTTAAAGGTTTGTATAGAGATGGCATATCTCCTGAAGGTATTAACACAGGGTTTAAAGATTGGGTTTCTGATAGTTTTGGACTAGCTTATAGTTTTGTAAGACAAGGAATGAGTGATGACATATCACAGTTCTTACTTCAAAATAATCCAAGACTTAATAAAATTATGTTTCGTACAATTGGAGAAGTAGGGGAAGACTCACAGCAACTAACACAGTTTGCACAATATGCAAACATATTAAACCTAGCACAAGATGCAATGTTCAGAAGGGCTTTCTTTGCTGATCATATAACAAGAAAACTAAGAAGAGCTGGTGTTAAACTAGAAGACTTAGCTGTAGACGGCACAAGTGTCTTTGGTAAAAAGGGTGGTAGTAAGGTTGAAGCAAAGCTATTAAAAGATGGCATGGAGTATGCTCTTAAAAATACATTTGCTTTGCACCCAAGAAAAGGAGATGCTGCATATCACTTTGTAAAGTTTGTAGAAAGATTTCCGGGTATGCCTATTATTGGTACAGGTCAATTTCCTTTTGCAAGATTTATGGCTAATGCTTTATCTTTTCAATTAAAGTATAGTCCTTTAAATGGTGCGTATGGTATATTTCAAGGAAGTTTTCAAGCAGGTGCAGAACAATTAGGTAAGGCAGTAACAGAAAAAGCAAAACAAGAAGCTCGTGAAAGAATATCTCAAGGCATGGTGGGTAGTGCCGCTCTAGGAACTGCCATATATTATCGTGCTAAGAACCAAGATACTGAATGGTACAATCTTAAAGGATCAGACGGAAGAAAAGTAGACATGCGACCTTTCTTTCCTGCTGCACCTTATATGATTGTGGCAGATGCTATAGTTAAATATGGTAGGGGAGATTTGGACAAGTTAAGTACTAAAGATTATTTGGATGGGTTTACAGGAGCACAGTTTAGGGCAGGTGCAGCTTCATATACTGTTGATAAGTTTTTTGAAGTAGTAAATTCTGAAGGTGGCATAGAATCAATAGGGCAAGAAAAATTTGGAGAAATAATAGGCGGCTATGTTGGAGATGTAACATCAGGGTTCTCAACACCTGCAAGAATTGTTAAGGATATTGTTGCTGCTTTTGATGAAGAAGAAGCAATAGTTAGAGACTCTAGTTCTATTGACGGAACAGGTATGAGAGAACGTGCAGTGAATGCTTTCTTGGCAAAGATATATAAGAACGCTCCTGTTCTATCTAAACAACTTCCTGAGTTTGAATCTCCAACTAGAGAGGATAAGATATTAACACAGTCTCCATTCTTAGGACAGGTTATAGGTTTACGTTTTCAAGAGAGAGATAATCCTGTAGAAAAAGAAATAACAAAAGCAGGAATAAAAAATTGGCAGGTGCTTCCGTCTACAGGAGATAAAGAAGCAGATAGATTAATTAAAAAAGAATTAGGATCAATAGTACAATTTCATTTAGGAACTATTGTTGAATCTGATTTTTATAAACAAAAGAAAAAAATAAATAAAGAAGTATTTATAAGAAAGTATTTAATAAAACTAAGAAAGTTTGCAAAGGAGGTTGCCCAAGCTAAATATGTTAACAAGGGCAAACCTTACACTCCTTTTGATAGAGCAAGATGGGCTAAACAAACAAGACGAGTTAGGAAATTAGCCAATCAATACTATGATACGCAAAGAGATGGTGCTACTGTAGAAAGTCTAGGAGAGTATAGACTAGGAACAGAGATAGGATTATTTCTACAACGTCTAGAATAATTATCTCTTATCCCCACTACCTCCTAGTACACCACGTTGCTTTCTATCACTTAACTTATCAAGATTAGATTGCATCAATGATCCTAAGTCTAGTTTTAAATGGTCAGCTAACATAGCACAGTACCATAGGACATCACCTATTTCCCCACCAAGATCGTGACTCTTCTTATTATCACGTATAACCTTCTTAGCTTTGTTAGCTATCTCACCTGCTTCACCAACCAACCCCAAACTTAAATACTCTAGAGCTTTATCTTTAGGAAAGATGGCAGTCTCCTTTGCTTTTGTTTGGTAGTCTGATGCTACCAATAGACATTTGTTTTTATCTTGCATAAACTTCCTTGCTTCCTCTTCTAGTTTCATAATTAATAACCTTCTTTAAACCTTGTGCAAATGCAGAATTAAATCCACGTAACCATTCTCTATACTGCATACTGTTTGCACTGTATGGTGGCACAAGAAGTTTGTTGTTGTAATCTACACCTCTATGAAAAGCACTTCTTCCTTTATCAAATTGTATACGCAGAGGTGCATCATACTTCTTTAAACCATGCCTACGTTTTAGCATTGGTCTTTTCCTCTAATTGTTTTTTAAGTGCAGTATTCTCCTGCATTAAAGTATTAAATATATTTAACAGCTTCATCTTTTCAGGTGATCCTATAATCATCTCCTGTACTTCTATAGCTGTCACTGGTTTTGTTTCTTCAGTCATAATATTCTCCTTTCTATGTTGCTACTATGTCTACGACTTCACACACACCTGCTGTACATGCGAGTTCTTTACTTCCTGCTGTGTTGTCTATGCCCTTCTCAAACTCTGAGAGCTTATCCCAATCAACACTGCTAGGCATTTCTTTAATTAATTGTTTGTACTTCTTCTTATCAATTGCTTGATAAGGAGCTTGTGCATAGGTATGATCACTGTGTGGTAAGAAACTTATACCTGATATATCATCAAAGTTTTTATATACCCAAGCTCCAACCTCTAACCAATCATCTTCTTTAACAGATATAGTTACAGATGGTTTATGTTCACACCAATACTTTTGAAAGGTAGCCCATGTACGTAACTGATCTATTGCTCCTGAGTCTGTCTCTGCTCCTTCAGGTGCTTTCATAGGAAAGCTAAACACTGTAGTGCTATCAGGCTTCATTACATCAGGTTCGTTAGGTATACCTGCAGACTTCATAAACTCTGTTAAAGGGTCTTTGTTGTCGCCACGTACAGTGCGAATGTAATACTCGCTGTATCTATTATGTATGCCACTTGCACTATCCACGAGTTGAGAAACAGTACCACTAGGTTTGACACAAGTGATGGCAGTTGATTGAGGTATACCCAATTGCTTTGCAAGTTTCTTGTTTGTCTCAATTGCTTTCTCCTTTAATTTAGTTAAGATATCACCTGCATATGTCTCGTCATAAACATACTGACCATCTTCCATATAAATAGAGTTGTAACTATTAAACAATTTACTATCCATGATACCTGTCAGCGACACACCAAGTAATCTTTCTTCCTCTGTATTATCTTTCCATATCTTACGTAGATATTTAAAGTCAGTAAGAGTAGCTTGTAATGTTCCTAATACTGTAGCCATCTCAACTTTTTCTAGTAGGGTTTCTTCAGTATCCTCTGCTCTAACAACTACCTCAGATAGATTACAGAACTGATAAGGTCTAAGTATAATCTCACTACAAGGGTTACAACCAAAGGCATGATCATTATCTCTTCTTCCACTCTTACCTGCTTGTTTCTTAGCTGAGTCTCTGTTAAAGATACCACGTTCTCCTGACTTACTTTCTACAAGAGATAACCATTCACGCATAAATGTTTCCATAGTTATCTTACCTCTGTAAGCTACACTGTTATTAGCAAGAGCACGTTGACCTTCATTCTCCCACCATTGACCTGACTTAGCATGTCTCATTTGGTCATCTCCTAGATTTGAAAGACTGATGAGGGCTGATCGTCTAACCCCACCAACGACAACTACCTCACCAATCTTGCACATTATATCGTGACATTCTATAGGATACAATCTTCTACCTGCCGCACCTTTAAATATCGCAACACAAAACCGATACAAATCTACGAGTGGTTCAGGACCTGATGCCCTGCCACCAAACGTTTTTAATCTAGCACCTGCAGGTCTGACATCTTCTACATCAAACTCAGGCACTTGACCTACATATAACATAGCAATTAATTCACGCAAGGCTTTAGCCCAACCTGAACGTGAGTCACCTACTTTAATAGTAGTCGTGCTATCTTCAAAGTGTTCATTAACTACAGGCATCTTGTCAATGTTCTCTCTTTCAACAGAGAAACCTACACCTGTACCACACATAAGTATGTACATACATTCATCAAAAGAACGAGGGCTATCAACAGGTAAGTAAGAACAGTTGTAACCTGCTACATGACATCTGTCTAATGCTTTACCTGATGTCATTAATGCTCTCATACTTGGCATCACATTTAAATTAACAATGCTTTCAAACATTCTATTCTGTAAGTCTAAAGATAAATCAAGTTTATTATTCTTTGATACGTGCTTTACAATATACTGTACGTATCTATCTACTGTCTCTGTCCACGTTTCTCTTCTGCCTTCTTCAGGTAGCCATCTAGCATAACGTGACAATGCAATAAAGTTTTGGTAATCTGTTGGTAATTTATAATCATTGTTCATCTTTTATCTCCTGTGTTACTCTCATTGTTTTAATTTTTACTCCATTGATATCATGTATATACTCACGAATACCATCTTCTAATTCCTCAGTTATATCCCCATCAGATGGTATAACATAATCCTCAGGGTCTACCTCTAGGTTTAACCACATCCTAACTTTTATTTGCATTTGTAATCTCTATTAATTTATTCAGATACCAACTTGCTTTCTCCAAGTCTTGGATTCCATCCTTGTATCTATATCTCCATATGTATTTCATTATATTGCCTTGAAGGTAATACTCAAAGCCTGTGTCTGTCGCAGCTTCTATGGCATCAATACACTCAATACCTTTTTGGTTATAGTGTGGTGGATGATTTACCATATCATCAACAAGCTCTCTGTTTTTCATAGTTTTCTTGCTACCTTCAAACTCTATCATCTCTTTTATTGTTGCATTCATTACGCACTCCCATCTGTATTTGTTTTAAAATCAAGTGAGATGACATTACCATCTTTACTTTTAATTGTCAACTGATCTTTTACTTTTGTATCTGTTGTATTTAATTCTTTTATAAACTCTTCTATCTCATACATCAAGTCTTTATCTACTTCCATCATAGGAACTATACTAGCCATGCATGTACACAAATGCATCAGAGCTTCATTGTCTATATTATTTAATCCATTTTCTTTTGAAGAAAGAATATTTATTTCTACCTGACCTGTCCAAGTTCTATTCTTATCTAAGCTAGGTCTTACGTTTATAATAAAGTCTTCTTCTTTTAAAAATTTAGTATCCATTTTTTTCATAGCTAACTCCTTTTTATTTTCCTACCTCTGTATGAGATAAATGTTTTTGTTAATCGTTTTCCTTTTTCTTTTAACCAATCTTCAGGTATAATCCTATCATGGTAACGGAAGCCATATTTTATACACCACTCAGCATAAGAAGACTTAGCACCCTTGCGTAGTTTTCTTTTACTATTTGTAAACACAAAGCGTATGTCTAACTTAGGATGTTGCTTCTTAATAGCTATATGTTTTCTTCTATCTGATGCAATAAACAAACCTTTTGTTTCTATTATTATACCATTGTCAAGTACAAAGTCAGGGGTATAGGTGCGATATGCAAGGTCTTCCCACTCAATCTTTAACTTCTCATAGGTAAAGTATACCTTCAAGTTAGTTAAGTAAGTGGCAACAGTGTCTTCCAAGCCACTCCTATACCCATTCTTTCGTGCTACTTGTCTAGCACTATACGCTGACATACGGCATAATTCTAGGCTCTTTAGCCTTTGACATTGTTTGTGGTTTCTCTACTAGAGTTGACCAACATGTGAAACGAAAGTCACAGAAGGAACAACCCTTACTTAGTATCTTATTGCCTGTAGGTTTACCTCTAAACATTTCGTCTTCAGCTTCATAGCATCTCTCAAATTTATTCTCATCAAGACGTTTAACCTTAGCCTTTATTTTATTTATCTCATCATCTAAGTTTAAATCAGTGGCAGGTATGTATTTAAAGTCTGCATTGTTTTTATTTATTACCCACCAACCACCTATCCTTTTCTTAGATGCCTTCGCATAACCTGCTAGTTGTCCTATGTAACCAAAGGGATCACTCTCTTTAACTGAGTCAAGCGATCTAAACTTATTTGTGTATGACCAATTAGATGCTGACTTGATATCATCAACTGCACCATCAATAGTTAAATCATACGTGCCTTTGATACTAGTCTTGTCATCAATGTCTAATGACACTTCGCCTTCGTCATCTTTATAGTTTACCTTTGACTCTTTTAGTATACCTTTAAAGACTGCTTCCACGATATCCCCTAACATAAAATTCATTACTAATTTAGCAGGGGGTTTCACTCGTGCTTCAGGTTTATTCTTTTCAAACCATAGTTGGCAATAGGGCTTACCTATATTAGACATTCGTAAACGAAACTTTGTATCTTGTTTATCTTTGCTAAACTGTTTCTTTAATGCGTCACGAATGTGTGACACAACCTGTTCAATTGTGTCATCACTCATGGTGGCAGTTCCCTTTATTGCCTTATCAAGATACCTATGTATCTTTAGTTCCTGAACTGAGTTCACTAAAAAGGTATCCCATCGTCTACGTCAACAAGGTCTTTGACTATATCTCTATCAGAGGTAGTCAATGTGTCAGTAGGTTTAGCTTTCTCATTCCATGCATTGAATATATAAGAATTATAATTCTCAATCCACTGCATAAAATTTGTAAAGTTATCTTGTGTGTCATCCTCTACGTCTAACATATCTTTGTTTAAAGATGCTGTCGGAAGGTAGTATGAATTACCATTAGGTAACTTTCTTTCTTCTGAACCTAACCCTATTGTGTACTGCACAGGAAGGTGCTTCCTACTTCCAATCTTTGAAATAGGTTCTCCCATTATTTTAAATGCATCTCTGTTGTCAACTTCCCATATGAATGGTAGGTTAGCAATCTCCATTGCATCATTTCCATCAGCATTAAGAACAGACCCTGCTGATAGAGTTCCAATCAGTACCCTCACTCTCTTGATACTCTTCAAGAGGTCTTTAGTTTTTGGGGGTAGTGCTTGGTAATCCTTAACATATCCTGCAGGTTTACCACAATTAAAACCACCCATATTATCTTTGAGGTCAACGTTTAAGTTGTCTGCCATGATAGTCTTTACATAAAAACCTTTGCCTGATTCAGGCTTTACAAACTTCTTATACATAAACCTTTGTACGTAAGGTCTGATTGTAATATCGTCAGAGTAAAATACACTCTCATTGGATAGATCATCTATCTTATAAGAACCACTATTGACTATAGCAGCCTGTGTTTTTTTACCCTTGACTTCAACCTCTCCCATAATAGGAGAGTGTTGTATCTTTAGACGAGCGAGTTGTGCTGTCTGTTTCTTTTGTGTCATGTCTACTCCCATGCCCATCTTCTGTGCCATATCAGCAAAGTTATTTGTATCTATATTCATATATATAAACTCCTTTTGTTTTAAGTGTTCTAGTTATATCAGCTAACATCTTTCGTGTCAAGCCAATTATTACCTATTTTTGCTTCCAATACTAATGGTACATTTAAATCTATTTTGAACTGTTTGTCAACAAGTATTTTTAATTTATCATTAGTATTTCTTATTACACCAAGTACTGAATCAATCTCATCAGGGTGTACATCTATTACAATACTATCGTGTACTGTATTTACTATACAGGATTGCATATCTTGCAGTTGTTTCTCTATCTCTAGCAGAGTAATAGGAACTATATCTGCTGTAGCAAAACTCTGTACAGGAAAGTTCTTTATCTGTGTGAAGTGAGTAGGTGTACCATTAAACCTTCTCTGAACATCAGGAAAAGCAAATGATCTACCTGATGGTGTCGTAATCCTACCTTCATTCAGAGCTTCCGTAGCCAATCTGGAATGCCAAGATGCGATTCCTTTGTACTTTTGCGTGAACTGTTTGTAATACGTTGCTTCAGCAACCGACCTCCCAAACCCTGTAGCTCCGTAGAGTGGGGCGAACGTGTGGGCTTTTGCTTCTTGCCTACTAATCTTCTGACCACCCTCAGTAATAACTTTGGCAGTGTAGTTATGTACGTCAAATCCATTATCTATCTCCTTCATTGCTACTTGATCTTGTGACAAATATGCAGCAGTTCTAAACTCTAACTGTGCAAAGTCAGCTTCAAGCACCTTACCACCTTCCCATCGTGAAACAAATACTTTCTTTACAGGAAACGTACCACCTCGTGGCATGTTCTGCATGTTAGGGTCTGCTCCACTAAACCTACCTGTGGCTGTGCGATGCTGTAATAATCTAACGTGTAGCTTTCCGTCAGACTTTAGGTTAGATGTTATACCTTCAACAAATGAAGATAAGTAACTATCTAATGCTGATAATCTAATTACTTTCTCTAAGAAGTTCTCTGCTCTATGCATTTCTTTCTGCCTAGCAACGGACTTTAAATATAAAAGACTTGTCTTACTTGTAGTAAAACCATTAGCAGATACCCACTTAGCATTAGGTGGAGTGAAACCCATACCTGCTAACTCAGATGTAGGTAAGAACTTATAACCTAGAGCATTACACTCTACACATTTGTTTTCATTTGCATAGGGTAGTCCATTCTTTCTAGTCTTTCTAATTCTACCATGTCCATTACATACATGACACTGTATAGCTTTAGTCTTCCTAAGTATCTCAGCCTTGTTTGTTATCTCTCTACGGAAGTCTTGCTTCGGCATGTGAGCATTGAATGTCATTACCCAATCATGTTTGTCTTTAGGTTTCCTAGAATATATCAACCAAGATAATTGCTCAGGGCTATTTAAATTAATAGGTGTGTCACCCATAAAGAAACTACTCTCTTTGTACAACTCTTTCTCTATCTCTTTCTTCTCTTGAGTAAATAGATTACGTACCTCATCAAGACCATCAACATCAACACTAAAACCAACACGATATATCCTAGCCAAACAAAGGGCAACACTATTAGTAAGAACAGTAGTGTCCAAAAGATGTTTGTATTCCTGTGAATGTAACTTCTTGTATATTTCATTTGCTAACTCCTGTGTTGCATGTAAGTCTGCTGAAAGATATTCAGATAGCTCATTAGGTGGTATGTCTGCCACACTGTAGCCCTTCTTAAAGTATTCTTTCAATGTATCTTGTTTCTTTGTATCAAGGTTATATCTCTCTGCACACATCTCTAATGATAGAGGTTGCTTCTGTCCTTCCTGTAAGACATACTCTCCTAGCATTGTGTCAAACACATCGCCATCATACTTAAAGTTAGACTCCCATAACCACATCAAGTCGTGTACAATATTATGTCCAATCAATACTGTAGCTTCATCAAGTAATGATTGTATCTTATTAAATACATTCTCTTCATTCATTCTATATAGATACTCTTGTCCATGCTCAGTCAGTATACCCACCATAACCAATTCATTCTTCTCCTCAAAGGGGTCAAGGTGTAGCTTACCATCACGAGTTTGGACAGTGTTCTCTACATCAATTGTTATTTTCATAGCTTCTCCATATGTTTAGTCATATATATGACAGCTTTCTTTAGTCTTGTCAAGTTATCTCTGAACGCACCAAGTCCTACATTACAATGATGACATACCCAACCTCTGAATGTACCCTTATCATGGTCATGGTCAAGCACCCACTTCTGTAACTTACGTTGGTTGTACATACCAATCTCCTCAATACCTCTGTCGCATATAGGACATTTATAATCTTCTTTAGGGTATGGGTTCTCTTTCTTTAATTGGTAAACCAATGTCATCTGCCCTCTTACACATGTTCTGCATGTTCTTTTTATTTCAGGTGCTTTACCCTTACCATAGTCTATAGAATAGAATTGATCAATAGGCTGTGTCGTCTTGCATTTAATGCATACCAAGGTATACCTTACTTCTATGTCTTTCTTTTCATGTCCAAATAAATCCCTCATGCTGTGTACCTAGCTAATAAATAATCTAACTCACAGTGTACGCTACCATGCCAACCTGATAATTTATTCTTGACAATGTTAAGATGTCTTTGTGCATCCTCTTCATCTTGTCCTTCTACTTGTGGGTTCTTAGCTATCAGTATCATTAGATCAGCTTCAGCTGCTTTACCTGTACGTGATCCTTCCATCATGCTTTGGTTAAGTATAACCTTACCCTCTGCTTCTGCACTTAGCTGAGACATATATAATATAGCACAGTTATATTGCTTTGCTATCTGTCTAGCATGTATGGCACAGGCTTTGAGAGCTTCGTCAGGTCTAGCATGACCTTTGTAGGTAGCAAACTTGTCACCCATATCTAGTACAACTATATCAGGTTCTGACTTCTTTACTGCTGACTCAACCCAATTCATATCAAGACCTGTCGTGTCCTTAATAAATATATTCTTACGTAAGGGTGCATATATTTCATTCGCTCTTGGTAGATTCTTTTTTACCTCATGTAAGTTCATACCTGTACCTGCTGTAAGATACCTTGCACCTACCCTATGATATCCTTCTTCATTACATAGGATAATACACTTAGCACCTTGCTCTGCAAACCCACCCGGACCTGCTATAAGACTAGCATGAAAGGATGTCTTACCTGTGTTGGGTCTTGCACCTACCTCAATCAGATGTCCAGCATTAATGCCTTCCACCTTTCTACATAGTGTAGGTATGTTGAATGTCCATCGTGCTTCTAAATCATTCTTGTCAAGTAAATTCTCTATACTAATATCATCCCACTCTATATTCAAGGTAGGTGTGAAGTCATCGCTGTATTGTTCTAATAGATTACGCAATGGTTCTAAAGAACTCTGAACACCATTGACATAATCAAAACCTAAGTTAGCTATGTCCTCTCCTATAACCTGCTGAAACAATTTAGACAGCACCTCTTGTGCTATGTCATCTCCCATTGGTTGTTCTTTCTTAACCTGTCTGAACATAGATATGTACGCATTCTTCTGTGCTGTAGTCATACTAGGATTACCTGACACAAACAATGCTTCTACTTCATCAGGTGTTACTGTCCTCTCATACCTCTGCATAGCCTTGTCTATGACAGACTTTACTTTCTGTGCATCCTTACTGAATAGTCTGTTAGGACACCTTGCTCCACGATGATCATCGTAGAACTTCTTGTTCATTAAACTTCTTAATAGTGCTAGTTCCATACCATCTCCTTTAAATTATTAATATCTATATCTTCTTCATACTTTAAGTCATCTGTTAATCGCAGTACCTTAGCAGTACGCACCCAACTTTGCAACTCTTTTCTTATTTGTAGAGTTTTCTGTAGTGCATCAGGGTCTAGTGCAACTACAACTGTATCAAAGTTATTACATATAAATCTTTTATGCTCATCTAATAAGTTTGTACCTAGTAATGCCACACCTGTGATGCCATGCTTAGATGCAGTACAAGCACTATAACAATCCTCTACTAACACACAACTATTGTCACCACCATCTCCCCCTTTACCATTCCAAGATACAAAGGGATGTCTGCTACTACCATATCTTTTCCATTTAGGTAATCGTTTATCTGTTGCAGCACCAATGGCATCTACAACTACACCCTTGTCACTATCTTTAATTAAGAACACAGCCCTATCTTCTTTAACATCCTGTAAGCAATGGTCTTTCCATATCTTTTCTTTCCACGATAGTTCACCACCAATAGGATTGGTAAACCTGTTTGATCTAATTGGTACAATGTATTCAGGCAGTACAAACTTCTCATCTACAGTAGGTTGTTTAATGTTTCTTATTTGATTTACTGTAAGGTTCACTCTTCTGTTACCACTAACTGAACAACTAGCTTTGTAACAATTGAATAGTATAGAACCCATACTGTTAGTGATAGTAAAAGTATTCTTACCACCACAGAAATGACAATCCATTCTCTTTGTCATACCTACGTCTACATCTACATCTCTTAATATAGTATCTATATCCATATGTTTAACATCCTTTCTGTTAACAGAGTTAATATCATATTTTTAACTTAATGGCAAGTACCTCATACGTAAATCTTTTCTAAGTGTGGGTGCTGTCTTGATTATCCTTCGTGCCACTTTAGAAAATCTAAACTTAGTGTATGGTACGTACTCACCTTTGATAGGTCTTATCTGTGGAGCAATGTAGTCTTGAAAACCAAAGTCATTCCTTTGCTGTTCTATTGTGTGTAACAAATGTGACTCCCACTTCTCATCTACATCATCCCAAGTCCACTCAAATATATCTTTGAACTCTAGTCTTGGTGGCTGAAGTTCGTACACAATTTGTGAAATAACACCCACATTTCTGTACTCAAATTTACTATATGAGTGTTGCAAAAATGCAACGACTTCAGCCCTTGCCCAAAGATTAGTATGCACGTTGCCAAGCAGTTTCATCTGAATCTAGTACATAATGTTCCCAATATTTTGGGCTATCAGAATTAGGGTCTTTCTGTGGTGAAAACCTTAGTGAGTAATGTAATGCATGTAACAACTCATCAAGCATAGCTATGTCAGATAGCTGCATATCTTTACACTCCTCTATATAACTAATAGTATTCTTTAGTTTATTGTGTAAACGTAGTAGCTCCATACGTTGCTCTTCTGTTACTAGTATATCTTTGTTGTCCAAGTTTACCTTGAATTGGTTCTTTGTATCTTTCATAATGCTACTCCTTTCATCCAAGTAGGTTGTTGTGTATATCTATATCGTGCAAATCTAGCTTTGTCTGCTACGTAGAAAGCACGATAGGCTTTGACAGGGTAGAACTCATCAGTCTTTAGTTCATCCATCCCACTAAAACATTGTGGGTGTTTAGTTAGCTTACCTTGTGGTAGATACTTTCTACCTGCTAATATAGAATGGTAGTGCTTACTTGCTCCATGTGTCTTGTGATATCTATCCTCATACTCCCATAACATATCAGCATATAGATTAAAAGCAAAGTTAAAGTTTGCCATTGTCTCCATAGCCCATAGGGTACAAGGATGCTTCTGATGCACAGGTTTATATAAGTTCTTCTCCTCT